AACGGATCGAGGGCGACCTCGGTCTGCCCAGCGGCTTGCGCGGCGTCGCAAGCCGCCAGCAGCGCCTGCGCGAACGCGCGTGCGTCTTCGATTTTCATCGCAGGACCTCCACGAGTCTCTGCGCGCGGGCGATGTGCTCGCGCGCCTGGGCGACATTCGCGGCACCGCTGCCGGCGGCGACCGCAGCATCGAGCAGCCTGCGAGCTGCATCAGCCTCGACCTGCACCTGCTCGGCGACCTCGATGCTGATTCGGCCCTGTGCGAGCAAGCGCGCCGCCATGCGCCGCGTGACGGCGAGCCGGGTGTAGTCGGGCGCGAGCTGCCATTCGAACGAGCCGAGCGGCGCCAGCGTGGCCGCCGCGATGACACCGGTATCGCGCTGCGGCGTGGATGCAAGTTGGACCGGCGCCTGCGCGCATGACGCCAGCACGAGCGGCGCGATGAGCGTCGCGGCGAGAATGAGCGATCTCATCGCGGCCTCACTGGAACGTGAACGTCATGGCTCCGATTGCGAAGCTCGGAGCCGCATCGCCGGAGTTGATCGTCTTGGGATTCGTGAGCGTCTGGCAGAACCATGCGTTGCCGCCGCTCGCTGCATCCCACATCCGGAACGAAAGGACCTGCGTCCAGTTGCCCGTCGGGGGTGGGAACGTAATGGCGATGTTGTTGCTCGTCTGCCCACCGGTGCCGGTACTTGCGCTTGTGGTGCCGGCGCCTTGCGTGCCGGCCCAGTTCGCCAAGCTTGCGGCAATCGACGCGCGCGCGTAGCCGGTGCCGGAGGTCGAGACCTCGGTGCCACCGCCGGCGTCGGTGCAAGCGACCGTGTCCAGTCCGACGTACCACGTCGCGGGGAACGCGGCGGTCTGGCCACGGATGATCGTGTCGACGCTCTTGTTCTCGCCGTAGTCAGTGAGCGACTGGGCGCGGACCTGAGGCATGAACGGTGTCGCCAGGGCAACGATGGCCAGCGTCAAGCCGGCGAGAAACTTGCTGCACTTCATCACGATGAGGGCTCCTCTACTGAGCTACGGCTATTCCGCCGGCGGCGGATCAATCGGTTCAGGGGTTGCCTGCGGTGAGGCTGGCCCGGTGGAATCATTGGCGGCGTCGCTCGCGAAAACGAGTCCCGCTTCGCGTGCCTCGCGCCGAAACTGCGCAATCTGCGCGAGGACGTCGCGCGGGTTGACGCCTCGCTTGCGCATCACCTCTACCTCGCTCGCGAACCCGGCGCGCACGAGTTCCTTCCAGGCGCTGGCCTCCTTCATCGGGTCGATCCATGGCATCGACTGTCCAACAAAGAGCGCGTCGTCAGCGAGCTGCGCAGGTACGTCTCGCGGGCGCGGCACGACGCCGGAGAGCGCGGCGACCTCTACGAATGTCTCCCACACCGGGCGCACGCACATGCCGGTAAATTCGTCGGTGAGCGTGGCGTAGTGCACCCACTGCTCGACGAGCTCCTGTCGCTGCGCAGAGTAGGTGCCGTTGTAGTCGCGCGAAAGCGAGCTGTAGGTGGTGCCGAGACCTGCCGCGGCGGCGCGCAACTGCCCCTGTCGGAACGTCACCAGGTTCGGGTTCGGGCGCTTGCTGTCGATGGTGCCAATCTCTTCGCCGGCACCCAACCCGTCGATGATTGTCCCGGCCTCAAGGCGTAGATCGCGTGGCAGCGGGGCGCCGCTGGCATCGCGTTCGAACCGTTGATCATCCGGGTTGTAGAGCTCCGGGCTACCCTTGCGAATGTAGGCAGTCAGTCGCGCGGCGATCTTTGCGGCGATCCGCTCGGACTCCTCATAGTCCTTGATGTCGTCCAGACGCAGGATGACGCTCGCGAACTCCGAAACGCCGCGGATCTGCCCAATTCGATCCACGGCGGCGACATGCATCATCGAGTCGGCTGGCACGCGCTTGAGGTCAGTCGTGCCCGCGCTGCGATAACCATCGGCGGGATCGGTCTTGTAGACCCAGTACGCTCTTGGGCGACCCCAGGCATTGCGCTCGACGCCATGGCGGATTCCCTTGTTCGCATCGTTGTGGTCGATGGGAACCATGTCCGCTTCAAGAAGCTCGAGCGAGTACGGTACAAGTGTCCCGTGATCGAGCGTTGGCACCGGGCCCGTGACATGCTGCGCGAAAGCCTCGCCATCGCGGAACCATGTGCGGGCCATGACGCGCTGCGCGCGAGACCAGGTCATGCGCGCAGTGACCTCGGGCCGGCGCTGCCAGTCCACCCACGCTTCACGCAGTTTTTTGGCGTAGTCGTTGTCGATCGAACCATCTCCGCGGCGCGGCTGTGGCTCGATCCCGATGCCGGTCGGCCCGATCGTGTTGTTCACGAGCACTCGCAGCGCTCCGCGCGCGAGGTCGTGGTTCTGCTCGAGCCAGCGGATCTGCGCGCGCAGGCTGGGCGCATCGCGCTGTACGACCTGGTTAAAGGACCGATCCGCGAGGCGAAACTTGCGCTGGCGCGATGGTTGTGCAGCCTCGTAGGCCGCGAGTACACCTCGCGCCGCGCGGCGGCGCAAGCCTGCCATGGGGTCGAACCACGCGACCAGCCTGTCGATCGCGTTCAATCCATCCTCGCGCGTAGCAGCGTGATAGACGGAACGCCATTGGCGGCGCGTTGCTCGGCCGCAATGCGGCTCTCCCATTCGCGTCGGCCAGCCCGGATTTCAGCCAGATCCTCGCGCCGCAGCCGCCGGTCGCCGAACGAGACCTCTTTTCCGACAAGCAGGGCCGCCTCAGCTGCCAGGTACTTGGCGAGCATTTCCGTCGCTGTACTCATGGCGAGCCAGCGTATCGGCGAGGCCGTCCCACGTTTAGGGGACAGCTGAGACTATTCGCGGATGGCCACGATCCGATAGAACGTCGCCCGGCTGATCCTGAAGGTCCTGCAGACCTCGACACGGTTGCGGCCGTTGAACATCTGCCGCACAGCAGCGTCGCGCGCGATTCGATTAGCCGTCTTCGGGATATACAGCTCGTCGCCCCCGTAACGCTCCTGCAAGCCGTGCAGGATGTCCTCGGCAATTTGGCTGGCGTAGCGCTCGTGATAGCCCACGCGCTCGCGCAAGATGGCGGTCAGCGCGTAGCGCAGACTCACCGCGCGGTCTTCTGGCTGAGCGCGCGTCACAGCCTGGCGCTCCAATCGTCCGATCCTAGGGCCGACGAGCGCACCGATGGCCGCGTCGACACCTTCGTCTCCAGCGCGACCGCGGCCTTCGCGGGAGCGATCGGCTGCCCCGAAAGCAGGTCGCCCTGTCGGGGCGCCACCATCTGCTCGAGACGGTCCCACTGCGCGGCGCGGTACTTGTGCAGGTCGATAGCGTGCGCAGCCCATAGGCAGTACACCCACAGGTCCCAGCCCTCGTTCCGCGCGGAATTGTTGACCTTCACCCAGCGCCAGGCGCCGCCGTGCGCGGTGCGCTTCCACACGCGCTGCTCTGCGGTGAGCTGCCCCCAGTAGTCATCGGGCATCGCCTTGGGCAGATGGATGTAACCGGGCCCTGGCTGCGCGAGCCTGAAGCGCCCGGCGAGAAGGTCCTTCGCCACGTGCACGCCCACGAACCACAGCCGCACGCCGTGCTTGAGGACCTTGCCGCGCAGGTTCACGTCCATCATCCGCGCGCGCCCCTTGATCGGCGCCTTCACGTCGGTATCGCCCTTGATCGCGAATACCCGCTGATGCTCGCGCGTGCGGCAGTAGGCGTAGACCTGGTGCGTATGGTGCCCGCCCGAGTCGATCGCACAAGCCTCGACGCGCAGCTGCTGCCCACTCGCGTGCGCGATGGTGCGGGCCCGAATCTCGTCCAGGCGCTCCCACACGCTGCCCGGGACTTCCTGCCCCGGGTCGCCGTAGATCTTGTCGTAGTCGACGAGCCACGATTCCTCGCCGCGCCCCCAGGCGACGATCGCGTATTCGAGACGATCGTTCTGCACGTCAACGGACATCGTGAGCACGAAGCCGCCGGCCGGCACGAGCAGCAGCTCGTAGTCTTCGGCCCGATCCTTGATCCGCTCGTCGTCGAGCTTCTCGCCAGTGACCTTGTAGCTGCGCGCCCAGCGGGTGTTCGCCAGCACCTGCATGGCCTCGGTGTCGCCGGCGGCCTCCTTCGCCTTCGCGTGCGCGCGCTCGCGCGCCAGATCCAGCCAAGACACCCAGCCGAGCGGCGCATACAGCGCATTCAACTCGAACCCTTCCGTGCGCCCGTCTCCGGCGGACGTCGCCACCCACTCGCCCGCGGGAAGCATCGCCGCCTTCGCGCGCTCCTCGATCTCAGTGCCGCAGTGCCGGCAGACCATCCACGCGCGCGACAGATCCTCGCTGCAGCGCAGGTATTCCGGGTCGAGCACCTGCATCTCGTCGCAGTGCGGGCACGGTACCTGGTACTGTCGGCACGTGGACTGCGCCATCAGCGCATCGATCGCGCTCTCGCCCTCGGTCGTCGGCGAACTCGAGTAGTAGACCTTCGAGGTCGCGGCGAACGTGCTCGTGCGCTTCTCGGCCAGCGACGCCGGATCACCCTCGCCGTCCACATCCGTAGGCCAGCGATCTACCTCGTCGGCGTAGACGAAGCGCGCCGGAATCTCGGCCAGGTTCGCGGCCGACCCTGCGGTGACGATGTACATCGACCCGCCCGGGAATTCCTTCGTGTCGATCGTGTTGCGCGCATCGCGCGAGCGTTCCGGTGCGACCTTATCGCGCAGCCGATCGACCGCCTTGATCGTCTTCGCGATCCGCCCCGAGACGCGCTTGGTCAACCGCTCGGTCGGCAGCAGCACCAGCACGTTCGCCGGCGTCTGGTCGATGATCGACGCGAGCCAGTTCAGCGCGACCTGCGTCTTGAGCATCTGCGAGGCCGCGCGCACGACGACACGCCGACATGGATGATCGGCCGACAGGCAGCGCATCACCTCGCGCGCATAGGGCGTTCGATCGAGCCGGTACGGCCCGGGCTCGGCAGCGCCGGTGTCCTTCGGGATCACCATGTACTGCTCGGCCCACTCGTCGACGGAGAGCGCCTCGTCGGGCTGCGCGCCATCGGCGCACGCGGCAAGCGTCGACGAGAAGCCGCAGGCGATCGGCATGTCCTCGAAGGCTTCGGAGGCGCCCATCAGGCCGGCACCTCGACGCGCAGCATCCGACAGAACATCTCGAGCACAGCGCGGTGCTCAGCGGCGATTGCGCGCTCCACCGCAACGACGTCGGTCATACCCATGACTGCGGCAGCCAGTCGAGGCGAGGCCGAGGCGAGCTGATCGCGCATGATCCGCGCCGCCGTGAACGATGCACGCTCGACGTCTGCACGCGCCACCAGCTGCCCGGACATTTCCGCGAGCTTGCGTTCTGCCAGTTGCGCTTCGGCCTCTTCGCGCCTGGTCTTGGCCGCCCAGTAATCGGAGCCACCACCTGCCTTCGCGCCCTCTCCCTTCGGCTCCTCGCCTCCCGCGCGCGCCGGCCGGCGCTTGCGGTGCACCTCCCACTGCACGCGGCCGACCTCGAGATCGATCTTCCCGTCGACGAGCGGGATCTTGTACGTCTTCACCCACTCGTGCGCGGACTGCCGCGTTACCCCTCGGTCGCGGGCGAACTCGGCGATCGAAACGTAGGTCGGCATGTCAGGTTAGAGGTCGAACAGGTGAGGCATGACGTCAGGGAAATGCAGGGCCAGCCACTAGCGCGCCGACGGGGATCGAATTACCCTCATCGCCCGCTTTCCGGAAGGACCCGCGCCCCATTGCCATCCTCAGACCCCAGCTGCCAGCCGAATTCGATAACGCAGCCGTCGCTCGAAGAGCATCTGCATTGCCGACGGGTTGCCGATCCGGTCCATCCGCAGCCGAATCTCATAGGTTGGCGTGCGCACGAACATGAGCACTGGGCGTAGGATCGCGCCATGGATTCCACGCTTGGCCCATATGCCGGGCGCGAGATGGCGAGTCTTGCCGCCACGCAGCGGCCCGTAGGCCACGAAGAGCTCGAAGCCGTTGATCGTCTTGTAACCGTTCGCGGTCCTGCCGCGCGCGGCGAGCGCCCGCCGGCGCCGATCGGTCATATTGGCGCGATACCCCTGCTCGCCGAATGCACGGAAGTAGCTGAGCAGCATCGTGATGAATGACCCCTTGATGTTGCCGTAGCCATCCTCGCTACCAGGGAAGGGCTGCGAGGGGATGACGGTGGCATAGCCCGCAGGCAGGATGCCAGCACGCCGTAGAGCGATCTCCGAGCGCTTGTCGCGACGATGACCCCCGGCGATCTCGGCGGCGAGCACGCTGGCTGGGTCCACTCCCTTCCCAACCGCGCGTGTCGGACCGATGATCGCCTGCAGGTGATCGGGTCGCGCTTGCTCCACCAGGATCGAGCGCGAGATGAACGGTGTCGGCTGATCGAAGACGGTCGTGATCTCCCGCTGATACCTCCGCCGCAGATCGAACCCTACATCGTTGAGCGCTGCAGCAGTTGCCGCGCGCAGTGCGGGCCCGGACAGCGCAGCGATGTGATGGCGCACGGCATCGGTGCCCTCGATCTGCATTCTCACCTTGATCATTGCGTGGCCTTCTCATTGCCGACGCACTCGGTGAACGCCCGCCGCTCATCGGAGGTGTCGATCATCAGCGCCGCGGTGCTCTCGAGCATCTCGACCCGACCGTCGTCGCTGATATCGACGCTCACGAGTGCAGTCGCATTCACCATCGTCTCGATCCGATAGCCATTCGCTCTCCGCTGCTGTCGAGTGTGGACGCTAGTGAGGGTGAGATGCGCCCTATCGAATCCGTCCATCACGCACGCCGAGAAGGCCAGCGCCCGAGCCGGTGCAATCTGTCCCTGTTGGATCAAACGGAACGTTCCGGGCTGGCCTCTCGGCGGGGCAACCGTGCAGCCCGCCAGAACGACCGCGGGGAGAATGGCTTGAAGCGTACGTTTCAACATTTCATACCTCCGTGCGTTGTGCGTCGCCAGTGTAATGACCGTCGCACTTCGCCGCACGCCATTCGGAGTGGAACGGCGTCCCAATTTGAAGTCCCGCTTCGCACGCATAAAAGCGATTCGGCTCGCCACGCATGCCGGCCCGGATGCTCGGATCGACCTGATCGGCGCCGAAAACGCGTCGCAGCTCGTCGATCCATCGAGCCACGGTCGGCATCACGTCACGCATCGAACCGCTGCGCTCGCT